TATTTGTCCAGTACCATGTATTTTTTTCTTGTGATGATGATCTAGCGCAGGAGATGTGATATATTCGCCACAAATAGGACAAATATAGTTTTGTTCTTGTAGTATTTTTTCTCTGAGTTTTGGAATATCTTTATATTTGAGTTTTGTGATTCTTTTTCTCTGCACAATGCTATCCTTTAAGAATGGAGCGGAAACCAGGACTCGAACCTGGATCTACAGTCGGGAAGACTGGGCTCTACCAATTGAGCTATTTCCGCTTAGTGTGTGGGGAGGCAGGATTTGAACCTGCATGATCGGATTGTGCGACCTTGCGTTGACTTATCCCTATATAAGTTCGCACCGATCTCTGGAAGTCTTGCCATAGCGTCTACCAATTCCGCCACTCCCCACAATTTTTTGATATCTACTTCCAATGATTCACTGAGGCTTTCCGGAATTGCTTGAACTTCTTTTCAAGCTCAGAAGTCATTTTTCGACAACGCTTGGAAGCAGCAGCAAAGCGCATAGCCTTATCAAGTTCAGCATGAAGTGCAGTGATATTTTCTTGAAGATCAGCAACCATTTCTTCACTGAGATCGAGTTCTTCAGTAGGCTTTGCTGGCTTTTCTGCTGCCTTTTTCTTTGTTGGCTTTTCTACCGGCTTTTCTGTTGCTTTCCGTGTTTTCTTTGCCATAAATCGTTCTCCTGGTTTTGTTTGATTGTTTACGAAAAGAGACTTTTGATTTCGCTTCTTTTTTCAGATTTTCGAAACGAATTGAATCCGTAGTCTCTACACACATGCAAAAAATTCTTGATTGAGAATTCGTTCTCTTTTAAATCGTTGTGAAAATCGTGCGTTCCTTTGAAAGGAAGCATCACCAACTGCTCATTGAACTTGATCAAATCTTTTCTGCTTTCTATTTCTTGATATGCTTTGTGTGTTTGTTTTAATTCTCCTTTTAGATATTTGATTGCTGTTTTTTCTTTGACACCTGGAACACCTGGAACATTGTCAGTAGAGCATCCAGCTATGCATTTCACAATTCCCCATTCGTTTGGACGAACTCTCCATGCATCAATCACTGCCTGCTCGTCATAGTATTTGTTTTTGTTCAAATTGTAAATAGTGCAATTTTGATTGATTATTTGCAGCATGTCATCATCTGAGGTAGCTATAATAATGTTTTCATCACCACCAGCACAATACACATATTGTGCAATTGTGTCATCTGATTCATATCCAATTTGAAGAAAGTTATTGTAAAATCCTATCTTTGGGAGCACATTCATTCTGATTTTTTTGAATTGTTTGAAAGCAGTATTCCAAAGTTTTTTCTCTTCTTCGGTTTTATTGTCGTTTCTTTCTTTGTAGCTGGGAAGGATTTCTTTGCGTTTATTTTTGCGACTGTCCCAAAAGAATACTATTTGATCTGGTGAGACTTCTTTCACAATGTTAAAGAATTGATTCAAAAAACCATATGTTATTCCAGTAGGAATTCCATTGTATGAAAGATTTCCTACTGAATAGAAGGCTCTGTAGCACAAATAGTTTGAATCAATGAGTAGAGTTTTCATGATATGTGTTCGATGGCTTTGTTGAGTTTTGACTTCGTTATAATTCCTTGTTCAAACATTATATACAATGCTCTATGTCTGCCGTGTTTATTTGCCCAGAATTCAACTTTTTCTTTTATAGCATTATACTTGTTTTTTTCTGCGTATTTTTTTGTAAACTTACCTGATTTTTTCGAAACAGGAGCAGACATTTTGAGATTTTGCAGCATTTCAAACGGATTTTTTTGAGTAGATGCACTTTCTGTATTTGTTTGTGAATCCATTTTGTTCTCTCCTATGCATTGTCATGTAAAATTTCCATTTGATTTCCTAAGCGAATTGCCCATTCAGGATCATCTTTGTTGTACTCAATTTCTGAATAGAATCCCTCAAAGTCATGGGGTATTATTTTGTACTTGTCGTTGTCGTCTTTAAATCCATGATTGAGTTCATGAAAAATTATTCGTTTTTTGTCAGAGTTCTCAATTTCACCAAGCAATGCTTTGTCAAAAATCATAACGTAATCATAGGGGGAATCTTCTAAAATGCCTGAAAAGAATTTAATGAATTCATCTGATAGTCTCAGCTCCGCAAGTCTGTATTTTCCTTTTGTCTTTTTTGGTTTTGAATCAAGCAGTGCTTTTATTTTCGCACCTTTAATTGATGGGAATTTTTTGTTCTTCATAAAATTGATCATTTTCTGCAAACTATCAGGAGCTTCTTCATACCTAGAGTAATTCATTATTCAAATCTCCTTTTTCTGTTGAGTTTTAATGATTCCTCTATATCAGACCAACATTTTTGCACACATTTTTGAAGTTCTATTTCAAGATTGTTTTTCTCAATATGATCAATGATCTTCGCTTTTGTTCCTTCAATTCCTAATTCCTCAGCAATAATTGTTTGTTTTTTCTTTTCCCAATGTTTTTCTTCAAGCAAAAAATCTATATTAGCCCCAATATCATCAATTCCCAAATCATAATAGATTGGAAATTTCCCATCACGATATTTTCCTGTCTGTCTATTTTTTCCGAGTCTGGGCAAAGATTCTACACCAATCACTTTTTCCTTTGATTTTAATTTTTGTCCCAAATACAACCAAATTTCATGCCATGAATAATGCTTGAGAGCTTTTCCACCGCTTCTTGTTTTCTTTGATCCAAATGTTCCTGCATTAAGATTATCTCTTACTTGAGAAACGATTATGAGCAATGAATTTGTTTTTTTGATTTCTAATCTTATGTTTCTAAGAAGATCGCTTGCTTTACGCGCTTTTGCAGTTCCGTAACTTCCAGAAGAATCTTTTCCTTGCTCTCTTTTCTTCATTGCATCTTTTATCTTTTCTCTATCAGCATCAGCATCAACAGAATCGAATGAGTCTAGCACGTATATAAATGGTTTTTCTTTTCTAAGATGCTGCTTTACATGCATGTGAAAATCTTCAATAGTGTCTGAATGTATTGGAGTACCTTCTGAATCATATGCTGGAGCTTTTATTCGTTTTGCTGTTGACTTTCCAAATAAATATTCCATATCGAATGATGATCCAGCCTCAGCATCATCATGTATGAGTTCATAATCATCAAATTGCGAATTGGAATTGACTGCTGCGAATGTTGTGTCAGCTAGTATTGATTTTCCAGCAGAACTGTCACCAATGAGATTTACTATTGATCCTTTTCTGTATCCACCAAATGCATTGTCAGAGAGAATGCAATTCAAAATTGTGCATCCAGTTGGAATGAGTTCATCTGGAATTAGAGATTTAGTGGATTCGATAGACTTTTCTTTGCGTCTTTTTTTCATGAAATCACTCCAATTGCATAATAGAGGGAAGAATTAACTTCCCCCTATTTTTTATTAACGATAAATACTACTCTTCTTCGTGAAGCTCTTCATATTTTTCCTGGCATTCAGTCCACATATCGCAGTCCTCACACTCATCTAATTCATCTGTGTCTTCTCCAAAAGTACCCCCATGAGGACATTCATTTTCAGACTTCTTCTTCGAGGACTTCTTGCTGGATTTCTTCTCAGACTTTTTCTCAGGTTTCTTTTTTGAGGACTTCTTGCTTGATTTGTCGTCATTGTCATCATTGTCTTTGCCATCGTCATCGTCATCATCGTCTTTGGATTTCTTGGGCTTCTTTGCAGTCTTTTTGTCTGCTTTCTTATCAGACTTCTTTTTTGATGGCTTTTTGGGCTCATCACCATCGTCATCATCTTCTTTGTCGTCCTCTTTATCTTCTTCCTCTTCAAGGGGAGCATCAAATAATGCTTTTTGCAGAAAATCGTAACCCTGAACCTTTAATAGGGAATCAAGATCATAAGCATCTTCCAAGATGTCTTTCTCATATTCCTCCCTATCCTCAAAATCGATTTTGCGAACTTCGTAGAATTCATTTTTTCCTAATTTTTTCTTTCTGAAATGTACTTCAAGTGTTTTGCCTCCTTCAAGTTCAGCAAATCCAGCAAGATCATCATCACCTTCGTTGACCTCTTCATCAAGTGCTTTTCCAAATAGATGATAGCTGTATTCGAAAAGCTGTACTCCCTTTTCCTGATCATCAAGATCAATAATGTTGTACAACTCACGTTCTTTTGCTTTGATTTGTTTTGCCAACTCAATGTTTTCTTCTTCATCAGAATTAAACAGTTCCTTCACATACTCACATATAGGGCAGGGCTTTCCTATTGTTTTTGGGCAGATGAATGCTTTATTATCTGAACCAATATTGTAATGCACAAAAATAGTGCGTTGATACCATTCCTCTCCCTTGCCAACTTCTGGATGATTGCTCACATTTACCTTGTAAGGAATGATATCCCAATTATAAGGCCCCTTTCCTTTGACTTTAATGAATTCAGCTCCTTCTGGAGTGTTTAGATAACCACCCCCTGTGCGATTCATGTTTTTCTCAGCCTTTTTCTTTGCTTTGTCTCTCATTGAGCTTTTCTTTGCCATTAGTGGTCTCCTTGCAGTTTTTTGTGTTGTCGTGTATTGATTTAAACTTCGCATCATATATTGATTTTGTGATCATGTAAAACATAGCGGGCAGTATTACAAATAAAATCATAAAAATCAATAATACTAGCCCAAACAACTGAAATGTGCTCATTACTTTTTATTCCTCCTTTTTACTTTCTCCTTTGCTCCTTTTCTATTTTCACTGATTTTATCTTTGTATTCTTTGGACAAATCTCGTGGTTCACTTGGAGTTGAAAAGTATTGTTGATTCAACAAACGAACAAGTTGTTCCAGTGCTGTTTTGCGTTGTTCCATGGTCATTGTGCATGAGTACAATTTGTTCACAAAATCTTGTGCCTCATTTAATTCTTCTTTTGCTTCATAAAGCTCATTCAATGCATTCTCATGATCTTTTTCAAGGATAATAGCAGAATTTACAACCTGCTCTGTGACTTTTGGAAGATCATAGCTGTCAGGATTTTTTCTGATATCAATATCAAGAGAAGCTTTTACATCCTCTAAATGATCTTTTGCTTGTTCAACTTTTAATTTACAATCGTTTTTCCATTGTAATGCCTCATTCAAAGCATCACTATATTTGTAGTATAAATCTGATTGTTCAATCCAAGCCACGTCAAGAGCATCAGGATCAATTTGTTTGTCCTCATGAATTTCTTGTGTCAGTTCTTTTACTTTTTCAGGTAGCATATTTTGTTCCTTATTTGTGTTGGTTTTTTATTTTTTCATACATATGTGCTGGTATACTTATTTCATATGTGATCATTGATGGACTTATTTTGAAAATGAAGGGAGTGTCTTCAGGATATTCTTGTCTTTTATTAAAATTTATTCCTTTTACTTCTTCATCACTTTCAGCTTTGATCAGAATTTTTCCAATTTCAAAAAGTTCTTTTGCAACAACACGCA